ATATTTGTTGAGGGGTTGGTTTATACACGGAATTACCCGCCGACACATAATAAGATCCAGAAACTGTAAAAAATGAATTTTCATTTATAGCAGAAGAATTTCTATTTACAGGATAAAGAAACACATAACTTTCATTATTAACGCCAGTAGTCGTTCTGGCTAATCCAGCTAAAATAGTTGATGATGTTGTTGAGTTTAAATTTATTTCTCTTCTTACACGAGTTGCAGACGCTTGTGTGGGGCCTGCTAACCATGTGCCTGTAGTTAATCCCCACGATGGGCTTATACTGCCAAAAGTTACTCCACTAATTTCTAAACCAGAAACTCCCGAAGATACGCTAAGGTCATAAGCTAATTTGTTTGCTACGGTAGGTATATCTGAAGCATCAAAATAACCAGTAATATCTATTTCCATAATTCCTTGATTTCGGAAAGAGAGTTCAGGAACAAACCATCTAGCTATTTCTCCGTAAGCACTAGTACCCTTCCAAAGATCTGAACTTCCTACACCCTCGACTTCATCACCAGTGGCTCCTGTGCCATACTGGCTAACATATGACAATTTTACAAAATCTGGTCGATAATACCTAGCACCCCATTCAACCGAATCAACTTTAGCTGTTAATTCGGCAATGTCAGCTACTTTTACATAAGTATCACTTGCAGCCCAGTTAGCACCATTCCAAGTAAGGGCAGCGCCCAATACTGGATTTGCATTTATTGCACTGCCTAGCAGAGCACTAGCATTCATTACTAAGCCAGTAACATCTGTAATTTTTAATAGAACAGAGCTAGCAACCCAAGCAGATCCATTGTATTGTAGAGCACCTCCAGAAACTGGAGAAGCTACTATTCCACTACCCAAAAGAGCACTTGCATTAGTTACTATAGATGGAACTTCCGATGATCTTAGATATAAAGCACTAGCAGTCCAAACTTGACCATTCCAAACTAATGATGCCCCTGAAGTAAGCCCTGTATTTACCACGGCACTGCCCAACAAAGCACTAGCAAAAATGGCAGACAATGCTTGCGTAGATGATCCTGCTGCCGATGCATATATGGCAGATCCTGCGGATATAGCGTAATTTCCTGATACAAAAGTTCCCGTTGCCGTAACCGTACTAGGAATCCAAACACTTCCATTCCAAGTTAAAACATCATAAAGTGTAGGAGCAGAAACAGAATTACTTAAAGAAGCCCCCCGTAAACTACTAGCACTAAATAATAAATTAGGTGCATCCGATAGTTGAATAAATATATCACTAGCTGACCAACTAGATCCATCCCAAACTAAAGCAGGATAGGATCCTGCTGAAGAAGGACTCCCGCTAGCTATTGGATACCCAAAAAGTGCGCTTGCATTAAATAAACTTGGCATAAACTCCTCATTATTATCTAGGAATGATTCAAATGTTTCTGTATTTGATTCTGTAACTACATCCAATTCATAATTAAGTTCTTCAATCACACCAGTTGAAGTTAGCATGAATTTAGGGCTAGGAATATAGGTGCTTGCTTTAATTTTAAATGTACGCCGTAAAACCCGGTCTTCTCTATCCCCTACAATAAAACTCGGATCTACTTGTTCTTGTTCTATAAATAACTTTATATTTGTAGCAAAAGGAGTTACGATTTCTAGATCAGGGTTAAACATTGAGTGTATTTGCTCAGTGATTTGATCTAGATCGTTTTTATATTTAGCCCATGCAGTTAATTCATATTCAATATCAATTGGACTTGGCACTAAGCTAACTAATCTGATTGCTCGCTGTTTTTTATCATCCCAGTACTTTTCAGATACAACCATTGGTTTGTATCTTTGTCTTGAATCATCTCTTTTACTAGTAGGTTGATGAACAGAGATTATGGGTAATGTTAAATTATCTTCTTGTGTTAATTTTGCTACAGCGCGTTCAGGATTTGCATGGATGCATTTAATTTCAACTGTGTTTAATTCTTCATCTATCGTTGCTAATTGTGAAAATTTGTTTATGACTGAACGAAGAAGTTCTTTATAAACTAAGGATATATCCTTACTTTTGCTTACAGACAACGCAATTAATATCCTAGCAACCTCTTGCGGAGTTCTTGCTTGATTTAATCTTGTAAATGATGATGGGGAGTATTCATTAAAATTAATAGTCATCTAATCCCCCTAAAGGTTTACTAACCTTAGTTTTTGGAACATCGTTAACAATTTCAGAATCACGAATTACTTTAGCCGAACAGACGAAGTGGTATACTCCATAAGATTCAAAACTATCCTCTTGGACTTCAATTATTTCATATCTTACATTCTGAAAATGCGGATGAATAACATCCCCCACTATCGGGCTTCTTCCTATCTTTTTTTGTATGTATGATTTATTGAATGTAAAAATTTGATCGTTTGTTAATTCTATACCAAACTGGTTCAAAGGCTCTTCTATAACTTTTGGATCATAGTGACCGTAAACTATAATAGGGTCTTTACTAACTTGTTTGTTTCTTTGTTCTAAGTAAACTTCATCATAATCAGTCGATTGAAAAAATTTAAAATAGTTTAATTTAGATCCAGACAATCGTATATTCTCTTCATCAATTAAATTAAACAAATTAATATCTGGGTTGTTTCTGTCAAACAGGCTTAATTCGCTGTCAACATTTACAACTTCAATTTCTGGGATATTAACATTAGTTGTGAAGTTTTTTTTCATTAGTATAAACTAAATCCGGGGGGTTCCTCAAATTCAGCTAAAAGCTGTTTGTCTAACATTTCTATTTCCTTCTCACTTTGTTGCATTAAGAGTTCGCCATTTAACTGCGCGCCCCCTCCGGGTCCCGGCAAAGTTTTATATTTACCACGAATTTGCCCAAGTATGCTTTTTGCTAAAGCTAGTGCATATCTTTGAATAAAATTTTTGTAAGCAGGATGAATAGTACTCGAATCTATAGCCCTATATTGAACTATTACTGATTGATCTGTTGTTGCTGGAACGGGATATATTTGAAGATATTGATTATTGACAACATCAAATGATCCATCTTGTCCTAGAATTTTTCTCATCATTTCTAGGCTCATTTGTAATAAATTAAATTCTCCAATACTAAAGTCGTTGAGCAAGAAATTTTGTTGAAAATATTTAAGGAAATAATCTTGTTCCAATGATTGCCCCATTCCGGGAATTCCAATTAAATCTTTTTTATAAACAACATATACTAAATTATCTAAAACATATCTTGGTAATTCGTAGATGTTAACACCTGCTACAGTCTTAAATGTTATAAACTGAGTGGCCCACAAAGGCGCATGATTTGATAATTTTGTGACTGCCTCATCAATAACTGTTTTTATTTGAAAGTCACTTAATTCAACTCTTATTACAGGATATCCTAATCTACCCAATATAAAAGATTTTATTTCTTCTTCAAACTTATTGAATTCTATATTATCTTGAAGAGTAGTTTTATTTAATTCGTCGTATTTAATTTCGCTAGAGGGTTTTGATGTATCAACTAAATCCCCATAAGGAATAGCAAAACTATTCCCGTAAGATTCTATATTTGGTTTTATAATATTTCCCATGGTAGATATCCTCTCACAATATATAGCTAAAAAGAAAGCCAGAGAGATTTTATTTCTCTCTGGCTTACATTAATTACCTTTACTTAAAATCAGACTGTTGTAGTCTTAGCGAAGGGGAGGTATAGGTAGTTAGCAGCGGGGCCAATTAATCTTATAACTCTGTAGAATCTATGTGCTGGCTGAATAGCTGCCTTAGCATAACGGGTCAAGATGCCCTTTCTTGGTTGGAAAGTTTCAGGATCCGTAATGGTTGGTAGAGCTTCGATTGGGATGTATGGGCAATACACGAAACCACCGTCGAGGGGGCTTCCACCCTTGTATCCCATCATAATTTCGTCTTCAGGGAAGAGGGGGTCTATGAAGAGATCGTACTTGCCTGCAAACTTGCCACGATACTCAATCTTGTTGGCACCCATGTTTGTGATGCCTTCAGTCTTGGGACCGATACCACCTTCTAGCTTGGCAGCGGATTCCAACATCGCACCAACGAGAGGAGATGTTATAATCCAGTTACCGGGGCCACGGTGAGTGGTCTTGTAGATATCTTGTGATGCAAAATTCAAGACCGCTAACAAATTAGCATAAACATGTCCAGCATGCTGAGGAGCAAAAGGTAATGCAGAGCTTGAGAAGTCAATCAAGAATATATTGCTCTTTGCTGAATCATTCTTAATGCCAAATTGAGTTGTTGGCATGGTTGGCTGATCGTATGTAAATGCTGATGGAACAAATGAAGCATTTTCTGGACCTTTTCCACCAATGTCAGGGAAGCTGTTTGAGTTGCCATTATCTAGGCTACCCATTGTCCAGCCACCTAAAGTACCGGATACATTGTAGGCTATAGCACGAATATCTTCAATTAACTCGCGGTCAATTTCCAATTCTAATTCCTTAGACATCAAATCGGTTAGCTCACGCTCAAGATCAAGGTTGTGGTATGCCTTAAGATCTTGGCTTGCTTCGATTGTCCAAAGAGCACGCATCTTCTTGGTGCGTGCCACGACAGGCTGCTGTTCAATTGTTATATTGAGTTCAGGAATCTCAGCGTTTTTTAGTTTTTCGCCTGCTGAAACTGACCAGCCTAGCATTGTGAAGCTAGATGGGTATGAGGCAATCTGACCTCCATAGGTTGTTGAAACAGAACCTCTTGTATCATTGTAAAGTGTCGAAGTATGCCAACCCCCCGCAGCGGAATCTAGGTCCATTGCTGATGCAGCGCCTATTGCGGTAGTTGTCAAACCTTTGTAGGTTAAGTTGTACTTGCTGTAGAGTACATCTGCTGTTGCGCCTGATTGACGGGCTGAACCGAGGTAGAAGATCTGTGATACTGGACCTTCCATAGGCTGAACTGAACCGATCTTGTTGAAGATCAATTCAGGGAACACTCTACGAACGAGTGGGAAGGCGAACTTTTGGAAAGTGCCTAGACGACCAGTAGTGGTCGCTCCTGCTGATAGCTCTTCGTTGACTTGTGAAGCAACGATTGACTTCGCTTGGTTCTCTAGGAGAATAGCGGTAACTTTAGCTGTGTATTGGTCACTAATGCCTTCTAGTACTGGTGACCACTTTTCAACTAATTTGTTGTGGTTTGAATTAACTAATGTATCGGACATAATATTCCTCATTTGGTTCTTGGCATTAGAGCCATTACACTTTCAGTTAAGAACTGGTTATTTACCTTAGACTCTTTCTTAACCGGAGTATTTTTCATCTCGTCGGCAATTATTACTGCCTTCTCTGATGTCTTGAAGGGTAATGAAGCTTGTTCCGTTAATTGTTCAACTTCTCCTTCAAGATGTACTGTTTGTTGTTCTAAGACTTTATTTTTCTTAGATAATACTTTTATCGTTCTTTCTAGTTGTTCTATTTGTTTTACTGAATTATTTAATTCTTCGATTAAAACTTGATTTTCTTCTTCAACTTCCGACTGCTCACGAACAACTTTTGAAACGGCAGAATCTTCATCATCTTTGCGAAGTTCTAAAGCCATCAAAGATTTGATGCTTTCAAACAATTGTGCATTGCGGTAAACTTCGCTTTCCTCTTGTAATTCTTTGAGGGCGTGTTCTTTTATGGATTGTATTTCCATCCGTAAGAACCCTTTTACTTTTGCCTCAAGAAGTTTAACTCTTTGATTAACTTCTTCTTTAATAACTGAATCAACTAATTCAGCTATTTGAGTTACGGTATCCTCTGAAAGTCCGTCTGGGAGTAATTCTGCTATTGATTTGATTTCTGACATAAACGCTCCTGAGATCTATATTTATCTAATAAGGCTATTTTAAAA